ACCAATTGCTTTTACTACAGAAGCTCCATATGCATTCGGAAATCTAAAAATATAATGTATACCAGTATAACCTTGAATACAATCTTCATAAGTATCTACTAAGTATTCATCAAATTCTTGACAATCTAGTGATAAATTTACCGCCATTTTGAATCACCTCCTTTAAACTAAAAATAAAAGAAGAAGATTATTTATCTTCTCCATAAGTTCCTATGTAACCTAATAAACCAAATAATACTATAAATACTGGTCCAGTCATATCTATTTCACCTATTGCTTTAAATATGAATCCTGAAACAATCCCTAATACTATTAATAATAAGGCATAAAACCTACTTTCATTCTTAATATATAATCTTCCTTTCTTTTTCATATGTTTTCCTTGTCCTTTCATATGTTTCATAATAATATACCTCCTTTGTATTTTATTCCATTATATGCTGTGTTTTTAATGCGAAAAATAAGAGCCTGTTATTCAGACTCTTCATCTTTAGAATGTTTTCCATTAGATTCTGCTTTTTCAAGTTTTTCTCTTTCTTTTTGAAGAATATCGACCATTTCATCGAATGCTTCTGCTTTGGCTTTTCTTAGTTTTCTTTGATGAATCTTGTTTGCTATTTTTTCTCCTATAGTAGCACCTGCTTTAGCTCCTAAATATACTAACGTACAGAAACCTGCTACGTATGTAATAGAACCTATAACCTGTCCTCTCTTATTTAAGGATACTCCCTCAAATACATACTTTCCATCTTTTTCAACCATCTTTCCAACAACAGTATCAAACTTGTCATTTACGATTCCTCCAAAAGTTTCGTCTAATTGTTCTTTGTTCATAATTAAACACTCTCCTTTCATTATATTACATGTTTTTAACACGAAAAATAAAAGGGATTTGTTATAATCCCTAAATATTAATTTTTGCTTTAATTTTTTCAATTTTATCGTTAAGATGTAATTTTGTTGCTATTTTACCACCGATTTCTTTACCTTTCTTGAAAACTGTGACTGCACCTACTAAAAATACTCCTGTTCCTAGTACACCCCATTTTCTACTCATGGTAACTCCATCTAAAGTTTTTTCACCATCTTTTTCAACGATTTTACCTACGATATATTTTTTCATTAATATCACTCCTTTCATTATATGATATGTTTTTAAGGCGAAAATTAGAAGAGTATGTTACTCTCCTAATATATTATGATATAATGTTTTGAAAAACCATATAAGTCTATTTATTATTCCTCTATACATAATACCATCTTTATTAATATCAAAAACCTTATTATCTTTATTTTGCTGTTCAATTAAATGATAATCTAATTCTTGTTGATTAATAATAATTTGTACTAATAAAATAATTAAAATAATTAATAAAACTATCATATCTCTTCTCCTTCCAATATATACTATGTTTCTACCGCGAAAATAATAAGGCTATCAAAATAGCCCTAAAAATTTGTTCCAAGCATCTTTTAAATTTTCATAAGATTCTTGTAATCTTTGTTCTGCTCTTTGTCTATTACCTAAATGTTTATAATACATATATAAAATAATTAATATAGTAAAAATAATTAATAATGCGTAAAATATCATTTGTATAAATTCTCCTTTCCATTATAGGAGTCGTTGTTGTCGCGAAAATTTAAAAAGAGTCTGTTTATTTAGACTCTTCTTTTTTAATATATTCTATTATGTTGTTATCAAGTTTTATTACAAATGGTATTGATACCATAAATAATACTAATCTTAATAATATAAATATTGGTAGTAACATAATAATGTTATAAGCCATAACTATAGAAAATAGTATTAATATAACCTTTAAAAACTTTTCCATAATAAAATTCCTCCTTTTTTCTATAATATTATGTGTTTTTAAAGCGAAAATAGCCAAAATATGGTTAAAAATACCCCTAAAAATGGCCAAATCGCCGTATACGTACGAGGATGGTCATAGCGCCATTTTGACCCTTTTAACAACAAGTTATATTCCTTATTTTTTAAAATGGCTTAAAATCGATTCTCGAAGGTCGTTTTTCTCCACTTTTTGAAAAAATTGCTAATTTTGAGAAAAAGAAGAGGATATGTATATAACACACCCTCTTTTTGATTATTTGATAACTAATCTTTGTCCAGGATAGATTAAATTTGGATTTTCTATATCATTATCTCTTGCAATCTTTTGATATGAGGTTCCAAACTTAGCAGCTATATCTGATAAAGTATCTCCTGATTTAACAATATATACTTTCTCAGATGATCCTCCACCATAACGAGCATTTACTGCGTTTTGTACTTCATCATATCTAGATCCAAGAACTTCTTTTCTTTGATCTCCATTACCATATCTTCCTTCAATCGTCTCCGTAGCGAGCTGATCAGTAGAAGCAGAGTAAATATGATTAATAAAATCTTGAACTTCATCGTATCTATTTCCAAGATTATTCTTTCTATCATCTCCATCACCAAATTCTCCTCTCATCACTCTTGTAGCTAGATCTAAAGTAGATCCTTCTACGGATGGTGTAGGAGCTGGTTGTGGTGCTGGTGTATCTCCACCTAGAATAACATCTTTATATAAATAGTTCATATCAAGATTTCCATTATATCCTGGTAAATGGCCTTCAGAAGTAAATTGCCATATTCCACAATTTGCTGCAGATTCTCCAGATGGATCAGTATCCATACCTCTTTGTCTTCCACCTGATGTAGGCCAATGAGCTTCCCATTTATCAAATCTTTGTTCAATACCAGCAAGCTTACCTTTAAACCAAGAAGAACTAGCATAAACCATTGCATAATATCCTGCTGATTCAAAAGCTTCGCATTCAACTCTACATATTTCTCTTAGTGTTTCGTTTGAAGGCATACCATTACGTGCTTTGTAACCATCAGCATCCTCCATATCAATTACTAAGAATTTTGGTCTAACTCTTCTTGAATTAGCAAACGCTACAACATTAGCAGCCTCTTGAGCAGCTCTTGCTGTATTTAATGCATATGAATAAATGTATAAACCATAAGGTTTACCGGAATCAATAGCTAGGTCAACATTACGTGCAGCTTTACTATCTTCTGATATACCAGCATGACTTCTAAAAATAAAGAAATCACAATGATTAGCTAATTCACGTATATCAATATTACCCTGCCATGATGAAATATCTGGTCCTAATTTAGCCATATTATTATTCCTCCTCTTCAAAATTTCTTAATTCTTGAGTATTAACGTCTGTAGGCTCTTTTTCTACATTTTCATTTGGTTCCATAGAATTATTCTCCTTTCAATCTTTTTAATAAATCGTTAACAAAGTTAGCACCTCTTGAAACTATAATACCAGTGAATATAGATCCAACAAAAGGTATAGCTGCACTTAATCCTACTATAGGGAATATATCTATTCTGAATATAACACAAACTATAATACCTAATACTAGACTTCCTATCATACTAATATTAAATTTGTCTTTATCATATATCATCTTAATGTTTTCCCATATAGCTTCAACTAATATTGCAACTACTATTAATTGTGCAAAGTCCATCATAATAGTTTCCTCCTTTCTATTACAATAATCCTTTAGCTTGTAATCTTTCAAACATACTGTCTACATAACTATCTCCACCTTTATCATTATAGGTTTTTTTAGTTTCATGCAACATACGTTTTTGCTCTTCATTTGGTGTATACGCACCATCTTGTATTTTTGTCATTTCTACGATGAGGAAACGTTTACAATTATCCATTTCCATAGAATCTAATTTAGCATGTAATTTACGATCCTCATTTTCAGACTGTTTTTTAAATTTATCCATTTTATCATCTACAGTTTTTAGTAAATCTTCTTGACTCTTTAATTTATTATTTGATCTAGTTTGTATGTATATTCCAATTAAACCGATAATAGCCACTAATACAGTAGCAATTGCTTGCGCCATTTTGACTCCTCCTTTTAATTGACTTCTTCGTAAGTAATCATTATGTAACCTTCTTTTAATCCAGCATGATTTGAAATTGATTTACGTATTTTTACAAACTTATACAAACCAGTTTCTTGTTCTTCCCCATCTATAATTTCAACTTGTTTAAAGAGAACATAATCATTCTCTGCAATTTTCTTTTCATCATCTTGTATAATAGCACTATTAGTATTTAATAATGTATTATATATAGTTGTACTCAAATTGATTTCATGAGTTTTAATCATTTTAAACCTCCTTTCTAAGCTGTACGTCTCCAAGCATATACAGAATACCATGGTGGCATTATTGATTGAGAACTAGATAATTTAGAGTCAGTATTGGCTAACACTTGCAGACTAGTTCTTCCTTCTTGTGTATCTGAATATCCAGCATTAAAACCTTTAAGATCATTAACTTTACCTTTATCTTTAGTTGTTCCACCCCATGATCCATTATTATATAATTTTATACGTTCAGAACCAATACTAGTAACTAAACCATAGTTAACACCATAATTAATTCCGTATTGGTGTGTATGTGCTAGATTAATGGTACTTGAACCACCTGTAGTATTAGATGTATTTGTACAATATAAAAATCTACCACTAATTTGTGTCCAAGTTCCTCCAAATAAAGTACCAGGATTAGTTGACGAAGTAGATAAATAAATTGCTCCTACAGGATATACATCAAGAAGTGTAGCTATAGTGCCATTTTTTGGTTTTAATGTCGCTCTAGCAGTAGAATTGTTTGTACCGGCATTATAATTAGTATCAGTAGTATATACAAATTCTAAATTATCATTATCATTATTTATATGACCAATTGTCCAATGACCATTTTTAGTCTTTTGTCCGACAACAGCAGAATATAATCCACTAGTATCACCTTTAGTATTATTAATAGTAGCATAATCTCTTGCACCAATCCATGATCCAGCACCATTATTACTTAATTGTGTAGCATTTAATTTACCATTAACTTTTACTGTATAATTATTATCAGGTAATCCATTGAAACCATAATGATAATTACCGCTGCTATCTTTATACCTAGAAAGACCAAATACGCCAGATGTAATTGCTATTTCAGCAACTTTCTGTTGTGTTTCATATTTATAAGTTGTACTATATCCTGTTGTAACAAATATTTCAACTGTGTATGATGTACCGACTGTAAATCCTCCACTAGATCCATTAGCATGTAATTGTATAGTATTTGAATTAAGAGTTAATGTTTTTATTTTATTTGATGTAGAGGCTGTACTATTAGCAGTAACAGCACTAGTTATATCATAATATGAACCTGTTTTATTAACTCTATATTCTACTTTTAAAAGATTGTTAGGTCTACTTGAACCATTAGCCCAATCACCAGCCCAATATTTAATATTTCCATTTAAATAAGTTGTCGCATTAATACCATTTTGTCTTGCTCCTCTTACAGTACCAGACGCATGAGATGGTGATATAAGTACTATTGATTTAGATTTTGTTGTGTATTGGCCTCTTTTATCATAAGCTGAAACAGATACAGAACTTGTGTTACCATCACTAACAGTACCTGTTACAGCAGCACTACTTGAATAAGTGCCAGTAGCACCAGTTCCATTTGGCCAAGCAAAGTTATATTTATCCAATGTAGCTCCATAACTTGATGTTGCTTTTTGTGCTGTTGTTACAGTGAATTTACAATTACTCATACCAGAAATTAATATTCCTGGATTACTTACTCCACTTTTTCCAGTTAATCCAACAGCCTGAGAATCAGTATCTTCATAATTAAAATCTGTAAATGTTGGTGCTTGAGCATTATTACCACTAACTTTATAAGTACCAGACTTACTACTTACAGTATGACTTGAATATGTGCAATAATATACACAATTTCCACTAGTAGCAGCTGGTATACTATTATATAATGTACTAGCG